TGGGAGGGGTGCGCGGCAACAAAACCCGCATGTCTGGCACCCTCACATCCGGCACCAATTCCCTTGCCCTCCCCGCAGACTTTGCGGAGATGGATGCCCTATCCCTGACCACTGACCCAGAGACGCCGCTTGTCTTTGTGTCCCCAGAGCAAGTCCGAAACTTCCGACGGCCTGGCACCGGCAAGCCCAACTATTTCAGCATCTCTGATGTGATTGAGTTTGATGTCACGCCCGACTCGGCCTATGCCTACGCCTTAAGCTATTGGCCGAGCATTTCTGCGCTCAGTAATTCCAACACCACAAACTGGCTGCTGACGAAGTACCCAGACGTCTATTTGTCTGCCTCAATGATGTGGGCGAACCGATACCTCATGGAAGATGAGCAGTCGTCAATGTGGGCCGGCCAGTACAAGGAAGCTGCCGCGATGGCCTCTCAGACATACTTCCGGTCCCGCCAGTCCCAGGGGCCGATTAGCATTCAACTGCAGGTGAAGCCTTATGAGTGACGTTCAAACCTGGTCAACGACTGCTGCTAGCAACAACTCTGCTGCGCCTAACGGCTTCCCTGAAGGCATGCCGCCAAGCGGCGTGAATGACGCTGCGCGGGAGGTTATGGCTGCTGTTGCTAGGTATCGCGAGGACACGGACGGCGTAAACACCAGTTCCGGCACTGACACCATCACGCTTGCATCCAGCCGCACTATGACGGCCTACGCGCAGGGCGATATGTACACCTTCAAGGCCGGCGGAACCAACACCGGAGCTGCCACTTTGAATGTGGATGGCTTGGGGGCCAAGGATGTGCAGTTCAACGGCACGGCTTGCACTGGCGGAGAGATTATCACCGACCTGATGTACACGGTCGTCTACGACGGAACTCAGTTTCAGTTGATGAATGCTGCCTCGTACCCAGCCATTGACATTGAGACGCTGGAAGTCACAAACATCAAGGCAAAAGACGGAACGGCGTCCGCCAGCATTGCCGATTCCACTGGAATCTTTACGCATTCCGCCGCGACCATTGTAAGTGTCGCAGACGACACAAATGCAGCCCTGCGCGTTACGCAAACCGGCACCGGCAACGCTCTCTTAATTGAGGATTCCTCAAACCCGGACAGCACGCCGTTAGCGGTGGATTCCGCCGGAGATTTAATTACTGGCTCAACCGTTTCTTACGCCGGCTGTGCGGTGCATGGCACGAACCCAACCACGAAATTCCAGATGCACGGGTACGTTTCCGGGGATGTCAATATCAACGCTTTTTGTTGGGATTCGTCAAATGTTTACGCAGGGGGCTACGTCGGATTGAAGTCAGCCTCAAATGCCATCGGCACGCACACTGCCGTTTCCGACGGCGACAGAATGGTAGGCTTTGTTGGTGCGGGGTCAGACGGCACTAATTTTGTCAGGTCCGCATTTATTTCCATGGATGTGGATGGCACTGTTGCTACCGATTCTGTGCCATCGTCAATGAAGTTTTTCACCAATGGTGTGGGTGATACATCCAACACCTTGCGGCTCAAAATTGAAAATGATGGCCGCATAAACTCATATGGCGGGAGGATAGGTTACGGCGCAGGTGGCTCAGCCGTCACGCAAACTACCAGCAGGACGACGGGCGTCACGATTGACGCATGCTCCGGCAAAATCACCCTCGTATCGGCGGCCGGCTCCACAACTTATGCGACGTTCACCGTGACAAATAGCAAAGTGAATGCCGACACAACCGTGATTGTGAACCAGCGCAGCGGCACCAACAAATACAAAACTCATGTGACCGCGGTTGCGGTTGGCTCTTTTGACATTTCATTCGCCACCACATCTGGCACCGCAACGGATTCTCCGGTGTTCAACTTCGCCCTGATTCAAGCCTCAGACACATGAGCCTTTACGACATTGAGCACGCTTTATATGCGCTGATTGCTCAGGCAATTGTCGGCTTCCTGACCGGCGAATGGTTCTGGGGCGGCGTCATCCCTGTTGCGTTCTTTGTCAGCAGGGAGCATGCGCAGGCTGAGTACCGCTGGATTGAGCACTTTGCAAATGGAAAGCGCGCCAACATGCCTTGGTGGGGCGCATTTGATAAGCGCGTTTGGGATGTGCATTCCCTCTGGTGGAACCTGCTCTGCCCGATTGTCTGCGTGGCGGCGGTAAGCTTGGGGGCCGGCTGATGCCAGTTGTGAAATTGCAGTTTGGGCCGTGGCTCCCCGACCAAGGCGATTTGGGCAATCCTGGCGCCACTGTTGCGACCAACGTCATCCCGGATGCGGGGCTATTCCGCCCGTTTTACGGGCTCTCTCCGTCAGCTTCTACCTCCATCTCGGCCTATGCCAGAGGCGCAATCTCGGCAAGCGGAAGCAACGGCTTCTACTACAATTTTGCCGGAGATGAGACAAAGCTCTACAGCCGCAGCAGCGCCGCCACATCTTCGGCAATGATTGATGTCAGCAGGACCAGCGGGGCCTACGCCACGGGCGCTAACAACAATTGGGACTTCGTGAAGTACGGCGAAAAGATTATCGCCACGAACTACGACGATTCTCCGCAAATCATCACCCTTGGAGACGCAAATTTCGCAGACCTTTCTGGCAGTCCGCCGAAAGCCAAAACCGTTGCGGTGGTTGGCGATTTTGTGGTGTTCGGGAATCTGGATGAGGGCGGTACTAAAGACGTTCAGAAGTTGAAATGGTCAGGCTTCGGTGATGAAACCGCATGGACGCCCTCCCCCACAACGCAGTCAGATGAACAGGTTTTGGGAGGAAACTTCGGAGCCATCCTGAGAATTGTCAGCGGTGATTTCGGCTCCATCTTCTGCGAGCGAGGAATCATCCGAATGGACCGCGAGCCGCCGCCAACGGTTTTCGGATTGTACCCTGTCGAAAGGAAGCGCGGAGCCATAGCGGCTGGCGCAATTTGTGATGCTGGCAATGTCATGTTCTACATCAGCAACGATGACATCTACGTTTTCAACGGGAATGATAGCCAGAACATCGGAGCGGGGAAGGTTGCGCGCACCATATTGGCTGACATGGACCCAGCGTATCATCACCGCATGAGTGCCGCTGCCGATGTGACGCGCTCGCTTGCAATGTGGTCATACGCGGGCTCTGGCAACAACAACGGCCAGCCCAACAAGATTCTGATTTACCACTGGCCTTCTGGAAGCTGGTCAATCGCTGAGATTGAGGCAAACTCAATCTATGCGTATATGTCGCCAGGCTACACGCTTGAGGGACTTGATGAAATCTCATCGAGCCTCGATGCGCTTGGCGCATCTCTGGATAGCGTGACTTGGGCCGGCGGTGATTTGGGCATTGGCGCATTCAGTTCCAGCAATGTGCCTAGCACATTCAACGGCAACGCACTGACAGCGGTCATCGAAACAAAAGAGTTCGAGTCCGCCACAGGCAGCTCTGGCCTTGTGGACCAATGCAGGCCAATCATTGAGGGCGACTCCTCGACCATCACCGTTCAGCACGGGACCAGAGACAGGCAGTCTCAGAACACATCCTGGGGCTCCAGCTTCTCCGTGAACAACGATGGCGCTTTTGATGTCAGGAAGGCGGCGCGCTATCACCGGCTCCGCTTCACCGTTGCTGGAGGTTTCACCAAAGCCCTTGGGGCGGACATCAGGGTAAAGCAGAATGGTAAGCGATAGGTCTCAACTTTTTGGTGGGAGGCTGGCAAATTTACATCCAGCCACAACCACCGTGCAGACACTGTTTACTGCGCAAGCAACAACGGAAATCACGCGCATTCAAATTTGCAACGTGACCAACAACAACGTTGACTACAGCATTTTCCACGATTCAAGCGGCGGCACCTACGCAACGGCATCGTCTCTGGTGTATTCCAAGCAGGTTGCTGGGAAAGGAGTTGAGGTGATTGAAGCCGCCTCGCAAGGCTCTGGCATCACGATGGCGAAGGGCGATTATCTCGGCGTGTCCACCTCTGCCGCAGACCATTTGGTTTTCAACGTCTACGGCATAGTCCAGAAAGTAAGGTAATACCATGGGCGACAGATTGCGTGATTATGGGTTTACAAACCCCTTCAGGCACCATATTCAAGGTTCCAATTACGATGCGTCCAAGGCTTATTTGTCTGGCGGCGGGATTGACCAATGGCTAACAGACGTATCTACCTACAATAAAGTTTTAACTGATTTTGGAATTCAATCCCAGATTGAATATAAGCAGCCTGATGGAAGCTGGGGCGCAACGCCTCCGCCAAATGCGCAAACACAAACTATAACCTATATCCCTGGAAGTAGGGGCGGGACAAGTTCTAGCCAGTCAAGATATGAAGTAGGCGCTCCGCGTAGTTCTGGGCAATATGGCATCCCTGCCCGTGGGCAAGCAATCGAAACGCTTCCAGAATATCGATGGAAAATCACAGGCGATGTTGCTGGCGCTAATGCGGCATTAAAGTCCGCTGGCTTGCAAGGAAGTTACACTACGCCGGGCGGAGAGCAAAGCTTCACTGGAGCATATATTCCTCAAACTGTAGGCGGAAAATCAGTTGTTGCTACAGGCCAACGGTCAAATTATGGTGGTCCTGCTCAATCCCAAACATATTATATAAATGTGGGCGACCCGTTAGGGGCTGGACTTGACGGGGCAAGTGATGCGCAAGGGCGTTTTTCTGGAGGGGCTGCCCCTACCTTTCGATATGCGCCAATTTCTACTACTTCTCAAAATTTTTGGTCAACCACGCACGACATTGCAAAAGAGTTTTTTGCAGACCCTAATGTTGCGCCCCTGAGGACTGACCCGACACGGCTCAGCCAAGTCTTATCTTCCACCCCACAAATACGCGACACCATTGGTACATATATCAATGACACCGCCGCTTACTGGCGCTCACGCGATGACGGAGGCGGCGCTCTAGGGGTTATTGCAA